ATTGAACAGTTATATGTTTGGTAGAGCCACCTGTATTGTGTATATACATGACAGTGAATTTGGCATAGTAGCCCTTTGGACAGGTATAGACTGTTGTATCTACTGCCGCTGTAGGACTAACACCAACTGATAATGCTCTCATTTCGCCTTTGCCTTGTTCCTTGCGGAAATTGCTCTAGCTTTTGCCTTTGCGTCAGCCTTGGAACTTGCACCCCATGCTTTTAGCGAAAGAAGCAGTCTTGTTGGTTCACCATCCTTGTACTCAGGGCCATCCATATTGCCCATGCGAGCCAAGAAACTTGCTCTGCGAGGATTATCCCCCGACTTTACTGGCGCTTTCAGATTCCCGCCAGTTGCGGCATTATAAGATGCTCTCCCCTTGGCATTCAACCCCCCTTTGGGATTTTGACCAGCTTTTGTTTGCCAAACAGGAGATTTCATCTACTTCACCTTTTTAACTTTCTTTGCAGTCTTTGCAGCTTGTTTAAATGCCAAAGCAGTGGGTGCGCCTGGAGTCCCAGGTTTACGCATCTTCTCACCAGAACCAGCCTTTATACGGGCCTGTTTCGCATGGATATTGGCATAAAGTCCAGGCTTCATTTCTTGGCCTTCTTCTTGGGCTTTGCCATACCAGCCTCAGACAAGGCAATGGCAATTGCTTGTTTACGAGAAGTCACTTCTGGCCCCTTTTTTGAACCTGAGTGCAAAGTTCCTTCGTTGTACTCACGCATGACTTTTCCAACCTTTTTAGCAGCTTTGGTCATTTTCATGGCGATTCCTTAGTAAAAAATCTTGGCTGTAATGGTTCCAGAGACATAAACAGTGCAGTTAGCTCTTAAATACTTTGGAGAATTAGCCGTAGTTATGATGCCATTGGCAGTCAATGCTGTTCCAATAGTTGCCCAGTTTGTGCCATCTAAACTACCCTGCAAGGCAACAGTTGCACTGGTAATACCAGAAACTTGTAGGAATGATGGTTGACCAGCATCAACTTGAACAGCAGGAGATGCACCAGTTGCAACAACTGCATTTAAAAGGGTGACGGGAGTGGTTAACGATGACATTATTTACCTCTTGAAGATTTCTTCATCATGTTGGTTGCAGTACGCTGACCCTTTTTAGGCAGCATCTTAGGTTTCCCAATAGCCACCATGATGGTGACAGGAACACCCTTCTTCTTTGCAGAAGGTTTTGATTCTTTCATCGGCTTGCCATACATCATGGTTTTTCCTTGGTTATTGGCCCACCAGACTTCCAAGCATCACAAGTACGGGCCGCTGCACAGGTGAATTGAAACAGATCACAGTATCCCAGGTTAGCCGCCTTGACAAAGTTATCGTCATAGGACAATTCACCCTCGTTTTCATCCTTTTCCAGGCCAGATTTGATGCACTCCATCATCTTTGGCGTCTGGATGAAAGCGGCACAGTTCCCACATCTCATACCCTTGATGGTAGAGGTAGGAGCGTTATACATCTTGGCCTTTTTCAACCAGAAAGCATCATTTGCTTCATCTGGGTTTGGTGGGCCATAACCAAATTTCTTGAATGCGTTATTCCTATTTTTCAGGTTAACAGTCACATCCTGAGTGGCAATGGGGCACGATACCCCTAATAGCAAGCCTTTCATTTGAACAACCTCTCACCAACATAGGTAAGTATGCCGCCAACAGTGGATGCGATGGTCATTCCCATCCAGAATCCACCTTTACTCTTGTTTGCCAACTCAAGTAAAGACTTTACATCTTTGCTCAATGTGTGAACTTCATTCTGGAGAGCCTCAACTTGAGCCTCCAGCTTTCCAAAATCTCTAGCGTCTATATCAGACATTTGCAACTTTCCTTGGGCGACCCATGCGCCGTACAACTGGCGGTGTGAAAGCAGTATCAGTTCTCACTGCATTGGCATCATACCCATCGGGTTGCTTTTCTTGCTCGTCAATACGAACATAACCTTGATGACCCTTCATTGAGTCAATGTCATGTTGCAGGGTAAAACTAACTGTGTTACCAGACTGAAGACAGCGAAAAGTTGCCATTGATTAACTCCAAAACAAGAAAGGGGGGATGAACCCCCCAATCTTTAGACAGTACGAGCAATTACCAACTTGACAGTGGTAGAGGCAATATCCACAGCCCCACCAGTCGTATTAGTAGTAGCAATCGTCACAGTGTCGGCAGCAGAGACATAAGCACGACGAACAAGACCCGCCTCACTTACACCAGCAGACATACCAATCACCATGTCGCCAAGGGCAACGCCAGGAACAGTCACGGTATCAGTACCAGCAGCTTGGTCTGCAACAGATGCAGAGTTCAAAGTGCAAGTAACCGTCCATGTGTCACTGAACAAGCCACGAAAAGAATCATTGTCTCGACCCGAAACAACAGCGGTAGCAGCAGCCATTTTGATTTCTCCTAATTAGGTTAAAAAAGTCCCCCCACCACTAGGGCAGGGGGCGCAACTGCAATTAGGAAGGCACAACCAAAGCGAACATGGATGCGGCATTCGGATCAGTGCTGGTGGTAGAAGTGCGGAGAGCCTTCACACCATACAGCGTGTCCGAAGTGAACAGCGTACCCAAGTACTCTTGTTTGTACTGAGTTTGTGAGCGAATACCCACTTGCTCAACCAAAACCATAGAGTCACGATGGCCCATCAAGCAAACACGGGCGATTGCAGTACCAGATGCGGGGAAGGTCGCAGTGGCAGATGCAGAGTCAGCGTTGCTGGAGGTGAACACGGGGATGCCGTACAGGTTGCCGATCTCACCATTGCGGATGGCGTTTCCATCACCCACAAAGGCTTGCTCAGTGTAACGAGCCAAACCCATCAGCGTGTTACGGCTAGACGGGGGGATGATGAAGAAGCGACCATCCATAGGAGTGTCGTTGTCATCCAAACGCTGAATGGTGCGGCGAATGGCAGCATCAGTCAGAGCAGTGGCGTTACCAGTGTTGGTGTTAGCCGTGTAGTCGAAGGCAGTCGTGCCATCGCCACCGATGTAGCCACCAGCGTAACGAGCGTTGTCAGCAGTACCGCCGTTGGCAGATCGACCCAACTGGATCAAGTCGGTATCGACTTGTTTAGCCAGGGCATAACCAGCATCATTGGTATAGAACTGACGCAAGCTGTTCAGGGCTTGAGCCTCAACGATGTCTTCAATCAAGCGGCTATATTCATAGTGCTTGTTGATCGACACTTGAACTTCAGTCTCAGTGGCTGCAATCAGCGTCACTGCGGTAGAAGCGGCCTTGGCAGAAGCAGAACCACGATAAGGTGCAGGAATGTGAACGGTGTCACCTTTCTTGCCCTTGAAGTTCATCTTCATTACCAAATTTGCCAGCACCAAGTTTTTCTTGTATGCGGCAACAATTTCATCACTCCAAATTTCAGGAATGAAGGTAGCGGCGGTAGTCGTGGTTACCGCAGGGGTAGGAAATGCCATGTTGTTTCTCCTTAGAAACGAAAGTTAAGTTACTTGACCCGACCTTCAGAATACGCAGCAAGAATTTCATCATTCAATGCCTCGTATCGAGCCGGATCGGTCATCTTCAGCCGAATAAGGTCAGCCCGTCTGTATACCCTCTTTGAACTCTCACCAGTTCCACCAACATCCACTTGTGCAGCCTTCATGTTCTGCTTCCTGGCGGTTTCACCCGCTTGCTCAGTCTGCTTTGACTTGACACCACGCAATTGTTTGTAAGTGGTCAGCAATTCATTGGCACTATCAAAATCAAACTCACCATCAGCTTTTGCATACAGACCAAGGCGAATAGGAGAGGATTTCACCCAATTCACAAAGTCCTGATCTTGAGCAATCTGAGTATAGTCAGGGTGCTCTTGCACTAACTTCTGTTGAATCTGCATCCTCTTGAACTCCATACCCGCTTGACGGGCAGCGAGAACATCAGGATGGTTATCAATAGTCTTTTGAACTGCCTTCTGTGGATTTTCAAAGAAATCTACTTCTGGCTCTTCCTCTTTAATAGGTTGCTGTTTAGAACTGAGGTTCTGCTTAATAAGTTCATCAGCGAGTTTCCTCACCTCTCCCACTTCTTGCGCTTGCTTGCCAATTAGCTTTTCAGCTTCTTGGTGCATCCGAACAATATCCTCAAGACTTTTATCCCTGTATTTGTCAGGGAGTCCAGGATTGGTTGGCGCAATGGTATTAGATAGCTTGGATTCTTCAGCTTCTAACTCACTCTTCATCTCAGGTTCTTGATCAATCAACATATTTTTCCTTTTCCTGCCGTTTCGGTTGTAGGAGAATCAACTCGACATTTCTGTTTAAGAGTTGGCTTTGCGTTCAGATTTTAGCTTGTCAAGGTGGCTTTTCTCGAACTTCCCATGTGCTGTCGGGAAAGAACCAGACCACCCTTCCAACCTAAAAGCTGGCGCACTAAGAATGCGGTTGGCTGTTTCACCGCACTCACACCTAAAACTCTGCGCCTCATAATCACAGAGTCTTTCGGTTTTATGCCCGTTTTCACAGGCAAATTCAAACATTCTTTTCATTTAGTTCCTCGTATGCTCTCTCGCTGACCTGTCGCAAGGTTTTCAGCCAAGTTAGTATAGAAAGTTCACCTTTTTTGAATTGTAGGCTTTGTTCATCAGAAATCACAGATATATTATTCAAGGATGCAATCATGGAGTCAATATCCTCCACCAAGTCTTTCCATCCATCACTTCCCATCATCGAGAAGCGATTTTCATAATATTTCTGTAGTTCAGGACTCACCAAGGCACTCCAGTGGCTTTAACAGGGTTCTTTTGCAACTCAATCTGAGCAGCCAAAGCCTCTTCAACAGCGTCTTTATCCACACCATTGGCCCATATCCATCCTAAGACAGTTTCTTTTGTCAGAGAGGCATATGGCACTGTTGGAGAACCATCACTCCATGAGCAAGTGCTGTACACAGATGCAGAGTAATCCCCATCTGTTGCAGTTGCTTGCCAATGTGCTGTAGTGACAAAACCATCAGAGGTTTGTCTATCCAATTGACTCACATTCCAAACGATAGTCATGTTTATGCTCCTTCCAAAGCAGTTATACGGGCGGTGAGTTGGGTGATGAGGGCTTGTTGCTCTTGTATGGCTTTGATGAGAATAGGAACAAACACGCTGTATTTGACAGATTTGGTTGTTGTGCCAAGATCGTTGCCTTCCGCATCTCTGTCTGGCGATTCATCGACCATGCTAGGGAATACTTGCTCTAATTCTTGAGCAATGACACCAATTTGCTTTTGAGAATCGCCTTTTATGTTGAAGTTGACCACACGAACTTGATTTAACTTTTCAAGTTTTGGCGTTGCATCAACAATATTTTCTTTGTGCTTTATATCTGAAAGTGAGCCATAGCTATTGTTTATGTTTACAACATTTCCATTGCCATAAACATAAAATCTGTCTGCCCCTGCTGTTCTTCCTTTGTAAAGAATACAAGCAGTTCCATTAGTTCCAGTTGCATTAGAGAAATTTACAGTTATTCCTGACCCTGTTGGGCTTGCGCTACCGTTTGCAAAATATGCACCTTCATTGTTTCCAGTAAATACAACACCTAAACGCTCAAGATTTGTTTGTCCATTAGTACCCACCAGCAAGTTACCGCTGGCATCAAATCTACCTGCCTCCCCAATACCGCTAATACCAAAAGTAATGGTGGACAGTGATCCGCCTGTCCCAATGTTTAGGCCGTTTGCCGAAGTAAATTCAAATGCACTGATATATGCGCTATCCGCAGCATTTCGGAAGCGAATTGACTTTCCGTTGCCCATAGCAAAGTCGCCACCAGACAATCCTGTTCCAGAAGTAACGCCCAAAAGAAATTTACCGCCGGAGTCGATACGGGCGCGTTCAATTATTGATGCACCCGTACCAAATAATATATTTCCCGTTGTTGTAGATATGCCCAAATCTGCCGTACCGCCACTAGCAACAACATTTGAGCCTTTGCCAAAAAATCCGGCATAAGTACCATCTTCAGCTTTTATGTAATTGCCGTACACATTTAATTTGCTTGATGGCGAACTCGTCCCAATACCCAGACCTGTGGAGGTCAGGCGCATACCTTCAGCGGCGCTTGCGCTAAAAATAACAGGGCCACCATTTGCATACAAACTAAGCGCACCAGTGCTATGGTTATAAGTAACTTGCCCCGGAATGTTGGCATTATTTCCATTATTAAAACCAAGCCAACCTGTGCCAGTTGTTCCACTGACAATTACAGCACCTTCATTTGCGCCCCCAGAACCAATAAGAGTTTTAAATACTCCGTTTTGGCCAGTTGCCGTACCAGCAGTAAAAGTAGTCCCATCAAAAGTCAGCGCACTACCCGTAGTCAGCGCCTTTGAGCCATTCAGATAGGCCACACCATTGGCTGTGCCACTAGTCAGAATAGGATTCTGTGCAAGAGTTGCAACTTGACCAGTGCTGATGCTTACTGCCTGAGTGGTTCCA